TCGAGGCCTATAAATATCTATACATACTTGACGTTGGAACGCATGAGGACGTGGCGGAACTCATGGACTGTCATCGTACCAACGTAACCAGGCTGATAGGGCGGCTCAGGAAGACGAACCCTGAACTGTTTACAGATCATACTGGAAAAACGATTTCTTTCACTTCATCCCACGAAACAGGCATTATCCACAAGTTTTAAGTCTGACATCGGATTCGATATCGAATCTGATATTGGATATCCAATCGGCTTCCAATGTAACATCCGCCCCTTAATAAAAGAGGACCGATGTTTTTTTGGGTTATTTTTTGGGCTGGATATGGGACTGATCGGGACAATAGCGAAGTACATTGGGAGGGGAGTTAACCCGCTTTCATGGTCCATCAGTTCCCTTGTCAGCGGCCGGGCCTATTCTCCTGACGTTTCAACAAGGGCTTTGATTCAGCGATATCAGTCGTGGGTTTATGCCTGTTCGAATAAAAACGCTGTTTCTGTCGCTCAAATCCCCTTGCGGCTATATGCTACCAAGACGGAGGCAAGTGGACGATCCCGTTTTGCGACGGCAAAGGTCGAACGGTCGCAGATCGATTGGCTCCGTGGCAATAAGGCCCTGCATCGACGGATTAACAAGGCGGTTGAGATTGTAGAGGTATTGGAACACCCCTTTTTGACAATGTTGGAGCAAGTAAACCCGTACACCAACGGGTTTGATATGCTCGAATTAACGATCCTTTCGCAGGAGATAACCGGGAATAGTTACTGGGTTATCCGCAGGGGGGCCGGGAATATACCAAAATCGATCTGGCTTTTGCTTCCACAGTACGTCAAGGTAATTCCTGACCGAATGAATTTCATAGCGGGCTATGTGTACAGCGTTGACGGAGTAAACAAGCACAGGCTGGAGCCGGAAGATGTCATTCATTTCAAATATCCATCTCTGAGCAATACCCTCTATGGTCATTCACCGCTAATGGCTTGTGTGATTGCGGCGGATTTAGGCACTTCGATGAATACCTACGAAGCGACGTTACTTAAGAACAATGCCCGGCCGGATATGGTTTTATCTTTACCGCCCGAAACCAAGAATATGGGGAAAACGCAAAAAGAATCGATCCGGGAGGAATTTCAAATCAACTTCGGCAAGTCGAACAGGGGAAAACTCGGCGTACTGACCGGAGGGGCTTTGCTAAAGGAGATCAGCCTTAAGCCGAAGGAAATGGCTTTTCTTGCCGGGCGGAAAGCGTCATTGAATGAGGTCGCTTCCGTCTTTGGCGTGCCAATGTCCAAGCTGACAACCGATAACGTCAATCGGTCAAACGCAGAGGCCGGGGACTATTCGTATCAGAAAGACACGATCCTGCCGAAGTGCCGCAGGACAGAGCAGAAAATGAATGAGGCCCTTTTGCCTCATTTTGATCCCAACCTATTTTGTGCTTTCGATAACCCTGTCCCGAAGGATAAAGAGTTTCGGCTTACTCAGCTGGAAACGAGGATTAGTATCGGCATGACAACGATCAATGAAGAACGGCAGATCGATGGAATGGAGGAGGTCGAGTGGGGCGATGAGCCTAAAGGTCAGAATCAGCTGGAGCCTGTCCCGGCAAAGCCGGATGACGATAAGAAGGGCCAAAAGCTGGCAAAGAAGAAGGGCAAGGAGCTGCCCGTCCCGAAATGGATCGGCGACGAATTGCTTACCGTCCTGCTCCCCTATTTCCGGAAGGTCGAAAATACTATTGTTTCGAATATCCCTGTAGATTTGAAATCAGTTAAAATCGGTGTGGATGATGCGTTGAGTGGTTGGTTCGATATTGTGGCTTGGAACGTCGCTCTCGATAAGGAAATCGCTCCGCAGGTCGAGGCTATCTTTCTCGCCGGGGGAAAAACTGGCATAAGTTCCGTCGCTCAGGATGTTTACTTCGAGCCGAAATCGCCGAGGGCAGTAATGGCAATCAATACACGGCGGGCCGGGGCGGTTCAATCTGTAAACGGCACGATTGCTAAGAATCTCAGGAAAAGGATCGGTGCCGAGCTTGCCGAAGGTCACGGCGGGCGGGCATTACGGAAATCCGTCCGGGGGTTATTCAAGGACTTAAAGACTTACCAGGTCGATGCCATCGCCAGGACAGAATCGTTGTGGAGCTTCAATGCCGGTGCGCTCGAGGGTTATAAGCAATCGGGGATGGTTGAGGGCAAGGAGTGGGTACTTACTCCTGACGATCGGTTATGTGAGTTCTGCAAGGGCATGGCGAATCAGGTTAAGAATCTCGATCAGCCATTCTTCTACAAAGGCGACGAATGGATGGGTATGAAATTGGACTATTCGGATATAGATCACCCGCCATTGCACCCGAATTGCTTAACAGGCGACAGTCTCGTATCTCCCGCTGGTGATATTACGGCGGTTAGTAAAAGGTTTTACGATGGGAAAGTTCATATTATCAAGACAGCCTCCGGTCGTGAATTGGCTGTTACGCCAAAACACCCTGTATTCAGTGATAATGGGCTTGTCCCTGCGAATTCGCTCAATGTAGGCAGCTACGTTATCAGCAGTGGTTTCGAGGGAGAACCCTTTCTCGATTGGCAAAACACAAATAAACCAGCCCTGGTTGAGGATATAGCGGAATCGTTCTTCGCAAATCCGAGCGTGATAACCATAGAAGTGCCAATAACCTCCCCAGATTTCCACGGCGACACAATCGGAAGCAAGGTCGCAATTATAGGCACCGATAGCCTTTTGGTGGATAGTGTCAATCCCTCTTTTTCTGAGTTCTGCCTGCAATTCCAATTCAAGAAGGGAAAAATTAGAAGGTTTCTTCTCGACCGTTTGGGCGTGTCGGCATTTAGACTCCCAAGAATGGACAGAGCCTTTGACTGCCTTATGAGCCGCCTCGACCTGCTTTATTCGCTGCTCATCGGACATTTGAGACCATTTGATGCTCTCAGCCTCGCTTTGTGTTCTGGGCCTGATTCCGGCCCTGAGAAGTCGGACACGGACGCAATTTCTACTGATACTAAAATGTTTAGCAATCCTGTTTTCCGACCATCCGGCGATATAATTATTGACGATAGTTCTGCAAATTTCTTCCGAGATAAGATTCTTCATATTGGTACCTCCCAGTACAGTAATTATATTTACAATTTAGAAACAACCTCACATTACTATATTGCCGGAGGAATTGCAAGTCATAATTGTAGATGTGCCATTGTCCCAGTTTTAAAGGAAATGGAATATGAAAGAGAATTATCAAAATAAGGGGATTTTCAATGCCGCTAACAAAAAAACAATTCGTAGCAAAAGCGACAGACACGAACGACCAAGAAAGAACGCTAACCGCCGTAATATCGACAAGTGCGATTGACCGGGATGGGGAGGTTTTGAATCCTAAAGGTGTCGTCCTTAAGGCGTACATGAAAAACCCCGTTGTTTTGTGGGCTCATGATTATTACGATACGCCGATTGGCAAGGCGTTATGGATCAAGAAAAACGCCGATGAGATCAGAGCGAAAATCCAGTTCGCCAATACAGAAAAAGCAAAAGAGGTCTATGACCTGTACAAGGGCGGATATCTCAAAGCGTTTAGTGTCGGTTTTACTGTCCTTGATGGGCATACCCCCACCGATGAAGAAATCAAAGAACGCAGGGATTTAGCTAATGCCCAGCGTATTTTCTCGAAATGGGAGCTTCTGGAATTTTCCGCAGTCCCGGTCCCGGCTAACCCGGAGGCATTGGTACAAGCTCTAAAGACCAAGGCGGTAAAAGTTGCCGAGATCAGAGATGATTTCGAAGGGCTTGACCTGAACGAACCAGAGGGAGAAATGGACACAAAAGGATATGAGACATTCTACCCGGACTTGGATGAAGAGGCAGAGGGCCATCAAGCGGCGACGGTTGAGGTCGTTGAGAATCAGATCGAGGTTAAGGTTGTGGCTCAGGAGATGGAAGTAAAAACCGTAATGCCAGTCACCCCTGCCGGGTGTGATATCGGGAAAGTGGTTAAGCAAATGAAAAAAGGTATTGTATTTGCCTGATTGATTAGTTCTTCGGTGGAGATATTAGGGGTTTGTTACGCTCTGGAAATATCAGCCGATGGATGGAGATTGACAGGGAAAGATTGAAATAATGTTTTATATTTAGGAGATTTTACAATGGATATCACCATCAGACTCATAAAGGAATGGGAAAACGGCGGGACGAAATACCCGGAAGGACAGCTTTTGAAAGTGTCCGAGGAAAACGCCCAGTCGCTTATCAAGAATGGCATTGCCGAGATATACGTTGCCAAGGCCGATGATGTTGTCGTGCCTAACAACGCAAACGGTACAGGCATGACCGAGGACGACGTTACCAACGTGGCGAAAACTGTCATTGCCGAATTTGCCAAGGCAGAAGCAGAGAAATTACCCGCCGGACCGGAAGGCGAAGTGATCAAAACAGGCGGGTTTGCAAATTTCGCCCATTTCGCAAAAGAGGTCGTGTTAGGCTCTAAAGACCTGAGCAATAGCCCGATGCTCGAAAAGTACATCAACTTGGTCAAGGCTTCCGGCATGAATGAGGCTATATCGTCCGAGGGCGGCGTTTTGATCCCGACGGAATTCAAGGCCCAGTTGCTAATGAACGCTCTGGAAGAAAGCCTTATCCGGGCACAGGGTACGGTAATCCCGATGGCAACAAACTCGGTTAAAATCCCGATAGTCCTTGAGACTTCCCGGGCATCGAGTGTTTACGGCGGTGTGATAATCTACCGTCCCGATGAGGCGGCATCGAAGACATCTTCGAAACCCAAATTGTCGAGCATCGAGCTTAACCTGAAAAAGCTTATCGGTCTGGTTTATGTGACCGACGAACTGCTCGAGGACAGCCCGATCAGTCTCCAGCCGCTATTGTCCACGATGTTTTCATCGGCAATCGCTTTTCAGGAGGATGATGATTTCATCAACGGTACGGGTGCGGGTCAGGCTCTTGGAGTTTTGAACGCTCCTTGTTGTATTTCCGTCACAAAGGAAACCGGACAGGCGGGAACGTCCATTGTGGCGAACAACCTGTTCAAGATGAAGTCAAGACTCAATCCCCGCTCTTGGGGCCGGGCAAGATGGTTTGCCCATCAGGATACTTATCCCCAGTTGAGGATTCTGAGTGTTCCGGTCGGAACTGGCGGAACTGTAATTCCGCTCTTTACCGAATCAGGCGGTAAGATGATGCTCGACGGCCTACCTATCAACTTTACCGAGCATTGTCAGACGCTCGGAACGTCCGGCGATATCCTGCTCGGTGATTGGTCGCAGTACCTTATCGGTCAAAAGGTCGGATCGGCCTTAAAAATCGATACTTCGATTCATGTGAAGTTCGTCGATGACGAAACAGCTTTCCGTTTCGTTATGAGATACGACGGTCAGCCTTGGTGGCCTTCGGCCCTGACTCCGAAGCATGGAGCGAGTACCGTTTCTCCGTTTGTCAAGCTGAACGCAAGGGGGTAAGTGGCAACTTGCCAGTTGCCAGTTTGATTGTTTTTTTTGAACTGAAAAAGAATACCTATTTTAGGAGTATAGAAATGCTAACGAATGAAACTGTTAAAATCGTCGAGGCTCTCGCTCCGATAGACGCTGTAAGTGCGGGCCATACCGCCAATCATGTGAGTATGAAGGGCTATCAGCATTTGACGATTATAATCAACGCCGGGGCTTGGGCTGGCGGTACGTCTGCTGTGACATTACAGCAAGCAACCGTTGTAGCCGGGACGGACGATAAGGCTCTTGGCTTTTCGTGGATGTGGACGAACATTGCCGCAGTCACTACGGATACGCTCGTCAAGACTGCTGTAACCGCCAACACCTTCAACGTCGGGACAGCAAACGGAATGTGGATCATCGAGATCGATGCTGAAATGCTCGACGCTGATAACGACTTCGATTGTGTGGAGCTTAATTTCGCCACACCGGGAGCAAATGCAGACCTGCTTCAAGCAACTTACATCCTTTCGGGTGCAAGGTATGCGGATCAGGTTTCGGCCCTGCTCGATTGATAAAATCATAATACGATTTCCTTTGAAAAGGGGAGTGGGCTTGTGGCCTGCTCCCCAAAAGGGGATCAGAACAGACCGGGGATTTGTCCATAAGGTTTTCGGTTTAACCTTGAAAGAAAGGATGGCTATTATGGGAACAAGATCATGGTGGAAAGGTAACAATCTGGTAACATTTGACGACCTTTACAATACAGCGAGGGCCAAGCAGGGCCTTTGGGCCGATTGTCCATTAGCGGCAATCGCACAAGACCCGTCAATCGCAACGGTGATATTCGAGGACTTCACCAATGTTGATGCGGCTACGCTGGCAGGCTATACGGCGACGAAGGCAACGACAGGTACGTTTGCTCTCGATCCGACTCAGGCGAATGGTGTTGCTCTTGCAGACTGTGGAGCGACGACACAGCATCAGGGGATCAATGTCCAGAAGTTAGGCAACAGTATCCTCCCGGCGGCGGGCAAGGACATCTGGTTTGAAGCAAGAGTTAAGGTCGTTGACCTTATCGCAAATATTCAGATGTTTGTCGGTTTGGCTGGTACGGATACAACTCTTATGCCGAACGGAGCAATCGACTCGACGAATTCCGAGTATATCGGCATCCTGATTCCGACTGCCGGGGCGGGTGTTATGACGCTTGCGGCGGCAAAGGCGACGGCGGCCGATACAGCGGCGTATGCTGCGATCGTCGAGGACACATGGACGAACATTGGTTTTAAGGTGAATGGCGTTACGGATATCAAGTCTTTCCTTAACGGTGTGGTTCAGGCGGATACGATCCTGACGGCAAGCCTTCCGGTAACGGATATCCTGACTCCAACGTTTGTCTGTCAGTCGGACGGGACTTCTGACCCGATACTGCATATCGATTGGTATAAGTGCGTGCAGTTGAGGTAACTGGTATGCCTAATTGTAGAGAATATATTTCGGACCTGTATCGTAATCATCTGCTTTTGTCGTCCGGCCTTAAAACCGAAAGACAGGCCGAGGCTCTGGTAAAGCTTACGATTGCGATACAGGAAACCGAGCGGGCTTTTAGCGAAAAGGAAAAAGAAAATGACAGCGACATATAAAACATTTCGGACAGTAAAGGCAGCGGAGGATACTCAACTTGGCGTAGCGACACAAAAGACCGCTCCGGTAATAGCTGACGGTTGTGTTGCGCCTGATTTGATATCGTTAGGCGAATCCAAGCGGGGCACTATTGTTATTATCTTCAAAGGGACAGCGGCGGAAAACCTGACACTCGGATGGACGCTGTGGGCCTACAAGTCAGCAAGCGATCCGGCGGAGGAAGTCGCGAAAGGAACGGCAACGACCGGGCTTACACAGACCGGGGAAACAGCCGAGTTTTATTGTGATACGATTGTGATAACGACTCAATGCTTCGGATCAACCTTTGCAGTAACGACACCGACAGCGACAGGCGGAGCGGGCGGCGGTATCGCAAGGCTTGCCGGGAATACCTGTGAATATCAGTATTGGAAAATTGTCATCAGGGATATAGCGGGCGGCGGAGCAGAGGCGGCAACAGCCGGGGCAGACTTCCATATGTATCATTCGTAGGAAAACTCTTTGATAAGAATATACTTTGACTTTACGGAGAAATAAGATGGAGCAGTTTAGTATCGTAATGGGTTTGATCGGGTCTATGTTTCTGGCAATTATCGGCGTTTACATATGGACATATAAAGTCTACAAGGACATTAATGAGTCGCTTGGAGAGGTTTACAATACAGTCAACAGTCATTTGCAAAATGCGGATATTCATACCGATAAATCGGAGTTCGTAAAGTCTGATGTGTGTTTTGTGATCCACGAACAACTAAATGCGGATGTGCAGGAAATTAAACAAGACGTAAAGATTTTGTTAAGCAAAAGGTAAATGAGGAAATCATGGGAGACCTTACAACATTAGCTTCGGTTAAAGAGTACACCGGGATCACCGGAAAGGACGCTTTGCTTGCAACTATGATTTCGGCGGCATCGGCGGCGATAGAGACTTTCTGTGACCGGACGTTTAAAAGTACATCGTATAGGGAGTTATACAACGGGACAGGCGAGCGGTACTTTTATCTCAATCAATCCCCGGTGACAGTGATTAGTTATGTTTCGCTTTCAACGACTCCGGCTTTGCAGATCGTAAACGGCTCCTCGGACGCTTATAATGCGACTGTCAATTTCGACGGCACAACGATCACCCTTACAATATACGGCGGGGCTAACGACGGCGATGATACCCTTACGGCGGCAACGTATACGCTGACGACGCTTGTGGCGGCGATAAACGCTTTGGGCAAGGATTGGTCCGCAACGGTCGCACAGAGCGGCTATGCGAATTGGTCAGCTTCGGAATTATTGAAGTGTTACGGGATTAGCTGTTTCGATACGAATATAGCTTATATGGACTTGCCGGCTTGCCCGGAGGAATACTATATGCTAAACACCGAGATCGGGCGGGTGGAATTTAATAAGGTTTTGCCAGTAGGTAATAATAATATCGTCGTATCTTATACGGCTGGCTATGCGACGATCCCGAAGGACTTGGCCCAAGCCTGTAATTCGTTGGTCAATATGATGCACAAAAATATCAGCGGAGGGGGCGGCGGAATTACGTCGGAAAAGCTTGGAGATCATACGATATCGTACAATACAGAGGCGGAATCGACGCTCTACAACAGCGACGAATTGCGCGGATCATTATCTTATTATATGAGGTTTGGAACTTAAAATGTTACTATCAGACAAAAACAATAGCGGAACTGCTTAACTGGAGATAACAATAAATGTCAGCGCCTACACTTACAATTAATGCTTCTGGGCAGCTTGAAATTGCCGATGGCACATCAGGTGATCCTGTGACATTTAACGATGTTTGGGATTGGGACGATGGAGGTGGTTCGTCTGGCGGTGACGGTGATGTGCCGATTGATGGAGGCGGTACAGCAAAAGTCAGTGCTTATATGACCGAACATATCGCTGATGCGATATATGAAATACTGGATGATATAACTTTTGGTGACGCTACTGCATCTTCTTATTTCTTATCGAAAAATGAATTTGTTTATTTCGATGCAACTGTAACATTTGCGGTTAAATCTAATGCCACGTTAACACTTGGCGAAAAGTCTAACAGTTGGGGGATTAATGGTTCTTGCTGGTCCTTAGATGTTCAAGCAACAAATTGGTATGCGTTTAATACGTCCAGTGCAAATATGAATGCATATGGAAGTACAGTGCATGATAGAGCAACTTCAAATGCGTATTTTTTTCCATATAA